TCTTGTTAAAGAGATTACTGAATGTTTCTGGAACGCTAAGAGCTGGATGCCTAGTGACATCATCGGTGCTTCCCAACTGAAAGATACATGGTTAGAAAGACCAGAGCAAGCCTCGGTTATGTATCCTTGGATATGTCTCAATGCTAAGACACAAGGGTTCAGGCTAGGAGAGCTAGTAACTATTACATCAGGTACTGGTATGGGTAAGTCTTCTGTAGTTAGAGAGCTTGAGTACCATCTATTAACTCAGACACCTGATAAGGTGGGAGTGATTCACCTAGAAGAAACTACTGAGAGAACTATCGATGGTCTAGTTGGTATTCATCTTAAGAGACCGTATCACTTAGATGAATGTAGGATGCTAACTAAACGAGAGGTAGCTTCAGATGCTTTCGATGAACTCTTTGTAAGGGCAGATGGAGAAGCCTTAACCTTATACGATGGTAAGGAGTTATCTATTGAGAAGATTGTCAGTCGTATCAGGTTAATGGCTAAAGCTCAAGGTATCAAGTGGGTTGTATTAGACCACCTCAACCTTGTAATGTCTGGAGATGCTAAGGGTGATGAACGTAGGAACATTGATGCGTTGATGACTAAGCTACGAGAAGTAGTAGTTGAAACTAACATTGGATTATTTGTAGTATCTCATCTATCTAGACAGCAAGGTACACCGCATGAAGAAGGTGGAGCTATCTCATTAAACCATCTAAGAGGTTCACAAGGTATTGCTCAACTATCCAACATAGTAATAGCTCTAGAACGTAACCAACAAAGTGAAGACCCTATCACCAGGAACACAACAACACTGAGGATTCTAAAGAATAGATATACAGGTGAGACAGGAGTAACAGGATACCTTCAGTACGATGCAGATACAGCCAGACTAAGGGAGACAACAGGACCAGAGGAGATGTAATGGTAAAGGTAGTATTCGACATAGAAACGAACGGACTTAATCCATCAGTTATCTGGTGTATTGCTGCTAGGATTGTAGGTAGATGGGATGAACCTACAACCTTTGAGCCTGGGAATGTTAAAGACTTCATACCTTGGCTACGAGATAACAATGTAGAGGTCTTAATAGGACAGAACATTATCAACTTCGACATCCCTGTCATCGAGAGGTTACTTAAATTCAAATGGTGGGGCGAGATTGAAGATACCTTGATAATGTCTAGACTAGATAGCCCCAGTCGTAAGGGTGGTCACAGTCTAGATGCTTGGGGTGAGAGATTAGGTAAAGCTAAAGGTGACTTCGGTAAGAAAGAAGATGCTTGGGGTACATATAACCAAGAGATGCTTGAGTATTGTATCCAAGATGTACAAGTTACCTATAGTTTATACGGTACATTAGTTAGACAGAACTTAGCTGAAGATGCCTTAGCTATGGAACATGAAGTAGCTAAGATAATCTACCAACAGCAACTGAATGGCTGGGAGTTTAACACTAGAGATGCTATCACTCTACAAGCTGAACTTAAGTCTGAGATGTTTAAAGCTGAAGATGAAGTACGAGAAGTCTTCGTTCCATTACCTACATTTATATCACTAAGTTTCCCAAGTAAGCCTTATACTAATGATGGTGAGGTTTCAGCTTCTTTACGTAGACAGTTAGATTCATTAGCTTACTTAGATGAGGAACAAGGCTGGGGTAAGATGACCTATCCTGAGTTTAACTTAGGCAGCAGGAAACAGATAGCTAGACACCTGATACATTATGGGTGGGAACCGATTGAGTTAACTGAGACTGGAATACCTCAAGTGTCTGAGACTATACTAAAAGATGTAGAGTTTCCTGAAGGTAAGTTGATAGCTAGGTACTTAATGTTACAAAAGAGACTGGGTTTAGTATCATCTTGGATTGAAGCAGCAGGTATTCTGGATAGGATACACGCTTACATTAATCCTATCGGGGCTGTTACTAATAGAATGACACACAGTAAGCCCAACCTAGCTCAAGTTCCTGCCAGTGGTAGTCCTTATGGTGAGGAATGTAGGAAGTTATTCAAAGTAAGAGATGGTTACAAGTTAGTAGGTATGGATGCCTCAGGTCTGGAGTTAAGGATGCTGGCACATTATATGGATGATGCAGATTACACTAAGGAAGTAGTAGATGGAGATATACACACAGCAAATCAAATGGCTGCAGGACTTGAATCAAGAAATCAGGCAAAGACTTTCATCTATGCTTTCTTGTACGGAGCTGGAGAAGAGAAGATTGGAAGCGTTATCGGTGGAACAAGTAGCGATGGTCGAAGACTTAAGAAAGACTTCCTTGCTAATACGCCAGCACTTAAAGATTTACGAGACAGAGTTACAAAGCTGTCTGAACAAGGCACCATCAAAGGATTAGATGACAGGAAGTTACACATCAGAAGTCCACACGCAGCTCTTAATACGTTACTACAATCAGCTGGTGCTATAGTAATGAAGAGAGCCTTGGTATTACTAGATAAGTATGCCAAGGAAAACAGTATTGATTATCAATTCGTAGGTAATATCCACGATGAGATTCAAACAGAAGTAAAAGAAGAGGAAGCTGAGCTATTCGGTAGCTTAGCTGTAGGTAGCATGATTGAGGCAGGTACATATTATGAAATGAACTGTCCTCTAGATGCTGAATATCAAGTAGGAGATACGTGGGCTGAGACTCACTAGGAGAGGAGATGATAGTAACAACTAAGATTGGGAAGAGTTTAGCCCTAGTAGCTTCAGATATACATGATGAAGCTTCTGATTATTTAAGACAACTATCAGAGTTATATGAATTAGTTGAAGTGCTGATTGATTCAGATGAAATTGATGAGATTGTTTTTGACAGGGCATTACTAGCAAGAAGAAGAGGTGCTAAGAAAGAGCGTTTATTAGAGATTTTAAAAAGGAGAGTATGATGAAGAAGATTGAAGATTTAGTAGATGACATCTATGAGGTGCTGAAAACAAACGAAGCAGCCGAAGGTGTAGATGTGGATAAGATTGTGGATAACTTTGGTGAAGCCATGAAGAATATCTTAAAAAACAACGTACTTACGAAGCATGACGATGGTGGAAAACTTCGTATGAGTAGCATAGGAAAGCAAGATAGATACCTGTGGTACAGACATAGAAAATACACCCATGAATCGATGACACCAGCTACATTGATGAAGTTCTTATACGGTCATGCGACTGAAGAGCTTGTACTTGCCCTAGCTTCCTTGTCTGGGCATGAAGTTACCCATCAACAACACAAGGCTGAGGTAAATGGAGTCAAAGGTTCGATGGATTGTGTCATTGACGGTATGTTGATTGATGTTAAGACAGCTTCTACCTTTGGATTTAAGAAGTTCAAGGAAGGGAACGTACGTAATGATGACCCATTCGGTTATATCGACCAACTACGAGGCTATGCTGCATCATTAGGACATGATGAAGGTGGTTGGTTAGTCATTGATAAGACTAATGGTAACTTATGTACTCACTTTGAGAACTTTAAGTACGATGACCCTATCGGTGACAGGATTGATTACTTGAAGTGTATGGTTGCAGATGATGAGAAACCTGAGCAATGTTACGAGTTAGTACCTGAAGGTAAGTCAGGAAACATGAAGTTAGCTATGCCTTGTAGCTATTGTATGTACAAGCAGCACTGTTTCCCAGATGTTAAAGTGTTTGCCTACTCAACTGGACCTAGATTCTTAGCTAAGGTTGTTAATTATCCTAAGGTTCAAGAGATTTACGATTACTTTGATAAGGAATGATGTTATAGTAAAGTCTTTCGGAGGAGAATAAGATGAAAGTAGTGTTTTACGTAGCACCAGTCCCAGCATCAAGAGCAAGAGTGACCAGATGGAGTACCTTCTTTCCTAAGAAGTACACCCAGTTCAAGGAAGATATGGTGATGGCTCTTACTAATACTACTTTCATACCATCTACAAAGCTCATATACGCTCAACTAGACTTCTATGTACAGATACCAAAGTCTTGGTCTAAGAAGAAGAAATCTCTGAAGAATGGACGATACTGCGATAACAATGCAGACATCGATAATTACATTAAAGCAGTTCTAGATTCTCTTGAGGGTACTTACTACGAGAATGATAAACAAATAGTAATGATTAGAGGTAGAAAGTTCTACTCTGAGACTCCTAGGATTGAATACATTCAGGAGGAATTAGATGAATAAGAAGAAACTATGCGAGGCATTAGCTGAGGATTACGCAGATAAGGTATCTAGGTCAGGTGGTAACTACAATGATGCGTATGAGCATTACCTAGAAAGATGTAAGAACCGTAACGAAAAAGACCTACTGTCTCAATACAAAACAGCAGGTCTAGATTCGTCTGGGTTTAAGTGGGTCTA